ATTATATTGGTGGTCTAACAATGCCTAAAGGAGCTAAAACCTCTTGGTGGAAAAAAATGAGTAATAATGAATAAACAATTAAAAATGGATTTTCAAGTATTTGATCCTGAAGCAAATGGGTTAGTTCCTTTTGTTGATGAAGTAGAAAGATTTAACACAACATTTAATAAACCAAACAATTATAGTCCTACAATTCCTAATGAGAAAGAATGGATGTTTGTATATGATTTTATTCAGGAAGAATTAGCTGAATATAAAGAAGCTTGTGAAAAGGGTGATATAGTAGGAATATTAGATGCATTATGTGATATCACTTATGTATCTTTAGGTAATGGTACTATGTTACATGGCTTAAAAAATAAAATATGGCCAGCATATGAAGAAGTACAAGCATCAAATATGTCTAAATCATGTGAAACTGAAGAAGAAGCTATAGAAACAGTCTCTATTAGATCTAAGGAACAATTAGAAGATTGTCATTATGAAAAAGTTGGAAATAGATACGTTGTATATAGATCCAGAGATAGAAAAGTAATGAAATCAATTAATTATTTTGCACCAAATTTGAAAAAATTTTTTACAAAGGAAGAACTAGATAATGTATAAAAAATGTTATGCAACAAGGATAGGTGGTTATGATAGTAATCGTTATAAAATTGACTTGTGGGATGAAGATGGTCACCAAGAAATTGAATGGTTAGATACAGCTTATGTAGAAGATGATAGTGGTAAATTTATTGGTTTAGAAGGTGAAAAACTATCTAAAACTACAAAATGGAATAAAAGAGATCTTGGACTTCATTACCATGATATGAAGGCACATCAAAAATTCCTAATTGAAAAATATGGTATTAATGATACTCCATCAACAGGCCATAGAGAAGTTTATTTTGATATTGAGTGTGAAATTGGAGGTGCATTAACTAAAGAATATATTGAAAGTGCTCCTATGCCTATTACTTCTATTGCATGGTGGGATAAAAAAGATTGGATTATTCTAATTTTAGATAAGAAAAATCTAATAAAAAGTACTACTTGGGATAAACAAAGAAATAAAAAAATAATACCTTGTAGAAGTGAACGTGAACTACTAGCAGAATTTTTAAAATACCATGTAGATAACTACCCAGATATTTTAATAGGTTATAATAGTGATTTTTTCGATATACCTTATTTATATTATAGAATATGTAATGTATTAGGTAAGGAATATGCTGAAATGCTATCACCACTACAACAAGTAAAAACTGAAAAATCATCATGGTTTAAACATCCAGAGACTCAAAAATGGATTTCTTATTGGAGTAAAAGAGATCAGTATGTAGATTTAGTTGGAATTGAACAATTAGATTATCTTCGTTTGCATAAAAAATATAGTTGGAAAGATGAACCAAGCTATAAACTAGATGCTATTGGAGAAAAGTATGCTGGTGTTAAAAAAATTGAATATGAAGGTAACTTAGATCAACTATTTGAAACAGACTTACATAAGTTTATTGAATATAATTTTCGTGATGTTGAAATACTTAAACTATTAGACGAAAAATTAGATTACATAGCATTAACTAAAAACTTGGCACATAAAGGTAAGCATAATTATGATGAAGTCTATTCAAATAGTGTTACTCAAGATGGGGCAATTTCAGCTTACCTATTGTCCCAAAATATTATTCCACCAGCTAGACCTTACCAAGGTAAAAGACCATTAGGTAAGGGTGAAACTTATGCTGGTGGTTATTTATTTTGTCCCAAAGCAGGATTATACAATTATATGTTTGATTTAGATTTAGTATCACTGTATCCATGTATAATAATGTCACTTAACATAGGTAGAGAAACTTTAGTCGGTTATATTAAAGATGCTAATAAACGTAATAGTAGATTGGCTATTAATGATTTAAAAGATCGTGATCCTGATGAAGAATTATTAATTGAGAATATTAAAGGACAACAAACACATGTAAATGTTGGTAAATTAATATCTATGATTGAACAAAATCAATTATCAGTATCTGCTAATGGAACATTTTTTAGACAAGATAAGGAATCAGTATTATCAACTATTTTAAATAAATGGTTTGATGAAAGAGTAGAGTATAAAAATAAAATGAAGGAAGCTTATAAAGCTAAAGATAAGGAAAAAGGCGAATATTATTATTTAATGCAATACACAATGAAAATTCTGCTCAATTCATTATATGGAGCAACAGCATTACCTACTTTTAGATATGGATTACCTAATTTTTTAATTAGTCAAGCTATTACTTTAACAGGACAAAGAATTATTCAAGAAAGTGCATTATGTGCTAACACATTTTTAAATAAAGTGTTAAGAGATGAAATAAAACTAGAAATATGACATTAAAAAAACAATCAATTAGACAAAATATGGTTATTAAAGCCAATGGAAAATTAATTGAAAAAGAAGAATTAATAAAATTAAGTGAATCCTGGAATGAATCACAAGAAAATATGTTTAAAAAATGTCTAAAGCAGGGAGTATTTAGATTTACAATTAATAAAATAACTTTTCAAATAACACTAACAAATAAATACAATGAAAAAATTTAAAGAACAAACTAATTATAAAGTAGATATATCTAATGGAGAATTATTGGATAAAATTTCAATTTTAGAATTAAAGTTACTTAAAATTGATAATAAAGAAAAATTAAATAATATTCAAAATGAATTTGATACTATTAATCCTTTAGTAGTAGATTTATTTGAAACCTATGGTTCTGATTTACAAATTAAGTATTTAGAACTATCTAAAATTAATGGTCAACTTTGGGATATAGAAGATGACATAAGAGAATGTGAAAGAAATAAAGATTTTAGTAAAAAATTTGTAGAACTAGCTCGTTCTGTGTATATTACTAATGATGAAAGAAGTAGAGTTAAAAAAGAAATTAATATGTTAACTAACTCAAATTTAGTAGAAGAAAAATCATACGAAGATTATAAATGAGACATTTAGAAGATACTCCTTGGTGGATTTGTAATAAAAATGATGTGAATTTATGTGCTTATGTTGACACAGATTCAAATTATTTTCATGGGGGTCCTGTACTAAAACATTTATATCCTGATTTTGAAGAAAGATTTAATGATATTGAAAAAGATAATATAACTGAAAAATTAGCTGAAATAACAGAAGAAGTAATTAATGAAGATTATAAAAGATTAGTTACTGAAAGTTTTGGAGTTATTGGGAAGAATAGGTTAAAAATGAAAACTGAATGTGTTATTAGAGCAGCTTATTTTAGAGCAACAAGACGTTACGCTCAATGGATAACAAAAACAGAGGGTATAACAAAAGAAACTTTAGATATTAAAGGTTTAGAGTTTATGAAAGCAAATTTTCCTCCCATTTTAGGAGAATTTTTTAATGATATTTTACAACAAACATTAAAAGGTGTTAAAGAAGAAAGTATTACTAATCAAATAAAATTATTTAAAGAAAAAATATTAAATGGAGATATTCCTTTAACCCAACTAGGAAACCCAACCATGATTAAAAAATTAAATAAATATAAAGGACATAAGGCGGCTGGTGAAATATTTACCGAAATATTAAGGCCTTTAAGTGCTAAAAAAGAAGGAAAAACACAAAGAAATTTAGGAGCACCCGCACCTGTTAGAGCTGCAATTAGGTACAATGATTTATTAACTTTATGGCAATTAGATAAAAAATATAATTTAATGACTCAGGCTGATAAGGTAAAATGGATTTATTTAAAAGATAATCCATATAAAATTGAAGCACTAGCTTTTTTTGATTATGAAATGCCTCCTAAAATAAAACAATTTTTAGAACAATATGCAGATAGACAAAAAGTATTTGATTCTATTTTATTAAATAAATTAGAAGGGTTTTTTAATGATCTAGAATGGGATTTATCTTTAAATCCCTATGTAAATGCATTGAGTTCTTTTGAAGTATAAAATAAATTTCGTATATTATAACCTATGATAAATAAAAATATAGTACAATCAATTATTAATAAGTATTTTTTAAAAGGATTAAATAATACTGTTAAATGGAGAATTAAAGATAATACTTTAACTATATATGCTGGCTCATCAGGAAATTTATGTAAAGTATATTTAAATAATTTTCAATTAGAAGATTGTGAGTTAGCTATTTTTGATACAGATAAATTAAATAAATTAATTTCTATCACTAATGGAGATTTATTAATAGAACCAATTAAATCCCATAAAATTTATACTAAAATTAATATATCAGATGCAAATTTTGATTTATCCTACTCTTTAGCAGATGTAACTATTATAGGTAAAGATACATGGTTAGAGGATCCAAAAAATGGATATGAACTTGAAACTGAATTATCAGTAAATGATATTGATTCATTAATAAAAGCTAAAAACGCACTATCAGAAGTAGATCATATGTTAATTAAAACAAGCAAAAGTATAGATGGAGCAAAAGTATGTGAATTTTTATTTGGGGATGATGCTAATTATGCAAATAAAATAACATTTCAAACACCTGCTATTTTTGAAGAAAATATTTCTTTACCTTTTAATTCTAGTACATTCAAAGATATTTTATCAGCAAATAAGGATATGGATAAAGGCTTATTAAAATTAACTAAAGAAGGATATATAAATTTAAATTTTATTTCTGAGGGATTAGGTATAACTAGTGAATACTTTTTAGTAAGAAATGAGTAAAAAACCAGACCAATTTGCAGAAAATAAAGCTATTATGCCTTATGGTGATAATGTAGGGGCACCTTCAATTCATCCTACAAATATTACTGCCTATAAGCAGGAAAAAGTAATTAAAACTAATCATTATTTTGAGGCTAGATTTAATGAAATAAAAGATGAATATAAAAAACTTATAGAAGCCTATAAATGGAATGAATTAGTTTATGATAGTGAATTTAGATTTGAACCTATTAAGGGAAATATCTATCATTTATATCAAAAACAAGATGAAACTTTATTTTTATCACTAATAGCACCTGATGAATGGGATCAAATTTTTATTGGATCATTTAGAATGGATTCAGATGATAAATGGACAAAAGTAAATTAAAAATAATTTGGAAGAGTGACTTTTCTTTCTTATTATATATGTATAATAAAATAACATTGTAGCTAGGGCACAAGTTATATTTTTAAAATAAATAATTAACCGAGAGCTTCGGCCTCACAAAACAAAATGATATGAGTACATTAGAACTATTTGAAGGGCATTTAAGTCCTTTCGACATCCTTTTTAGGAATCACTTTAAATCTGACAGCACATTTCAACCTGTTGGAAATTTCAAACAACCACACCCACTTAATATTTTTTATGATGATGCAGGACTTAATTTTGAAGTCGCCTGTACTGGTCTAACTAAAAAAGACATAGTATTAGATATTGAAGGGGATACTTTAAAAATAAGTTACAATAAACCAGATAAAGAAGAACTCCACCCAGGAATGATTCATAATGGTTTATCTAAAAAATCATTTGATTTAAGGTATAAAATAGCACCTAAATTCGATTTAAATAAAGTAAAGGCTACATTAGTAAATGGTTTATTAGAAATTTTTATTCCATTAGCTGAAGAAGCTAAACCAAAATCAATTAAAATTAATTAATAATAATTCCAAAAAAACGTGCCCTAGCCATGTTTTTTTTGTATATTATCGTCAAATTAATAAATAGTTATATGGCAAGAAAACCTAAATCCTTAACACTTATTGAAGATCCAAATTTAGATCCATATTACATTACTAAAGATGAAAACTGTTATACAGTTAATATTAGAGTAGTGTCAGATAAGAATCATTTTAGATCTACAGGTAAAAGTAAAACTTATTCTAAAGCACTTACTTTCCATGCTAATTTTGAAAGAGCATTAGAAAGAATAAGTCAAGAAAAGTTACATACTAAAGAACATTATAAAAATCTAAATGATTTTTTAAATGAATATAAAAAAATTGAAAATAATATTAAAAATTATATAGAAAAATGAATAAATTAGATAAAATAGAAGCAATGTTTGATGCTGTGATAGTTAAACCTATCGAAAGTGAAGAACAAACACATGGCAACATTATTGTACCTGATATGGGTAATCAAATAAATGAATACGCAGAAGTCATATCCGTTGGTCCTGGTAGATATACCATAAATGGAGAATTAATTCCTAGTCATTTAACACCAGGTGATTTAGTAGTATTACCTACTCAGGGTTTTACTAAATTGAATTTTAAAGGTGATGAATACTATGTTGGGCCTGAAAATCAAGTATTAGCAAAAATAACTACAAAAATAGATGTTGCTGATATTTTAGATCAAGTAGAAGTAACTAAAGAAGACGAAGAAAATTTAACCGAATTATAAAATTAAATAAAAATGAGTAAACAAATACAATTTAGTAATGAATCTAGAAATAATCTAGTAAAAGGAATAAACACTTTAGCTGATGCTGTTGTTTCAACTTTAGGTCCAAATGGAAGAAATGTTGTAATAGCAGGAGATGATGGAATACCTTCTAGTACAAAAGATGGTGTTACAGTAGCAAAATCAATTTCACTAAAAGACCCAACTGAAGAATTAGGAGTTCAACTAGTAAAACAAGCAGCTGTTCAAACAGCAGAAAAAGCAGGTGATGGTACAACAACATCTACTTTATTAGCTAGAGAAATGATTAATTTAGGATTAGATAATTTATCTAAAAATGAAAATGCTGTAGAAATTAAACGTAATATTGATAAGGCAGTTAAAGAAGTAATCAAAACCCTAAGAAAAGAAATATCAGAGGATATTTCAGCTGAGGGTCAATTAGAACAAATTGCAACTATATCAGCTAATAATGATTCTGAAGTAGGTGCTTTAATAGCAACTTCTTTAGAAAAAGTAGGAATGGATGGTGTTGTTCATATTGAAGAATCTAAAACTGGAGATACATATCTTGAGACCGTTGAAGGTATGCAATTTGATAGAGGTTATAAATCACCTTACTTTGTTACTGATAATAATACTATGTCATCAGTATTAGAAAACCCAGTTATATTAATTGCAGATCAAAAACTAAATTCAGTAAAAGAATTACTACCTATTTTAGAGGCTGTATCTAGTGAAGGAAAATCATTATTAATTATAGCTGAAGATATTGATAATGAAGCTTTAGCTACTCTTATTGTAAATAAAATGAGAGGAACAGTTAATGTATGTGCTGTTAAAGCTCCTGAATTTGGAGATAGAAGAAAATTAGTTTTAGAAGATATTGCTATTATGACTGGAGGTCAAGTATTTGATAAGCAAAAAGGTATGAAACTAGATAAGTTTTCTTGGGATTGGTTTGGAGAGGCAAGAACAGTAACTGTTACAAAAGAAACAACTACAATAGTTGATGGTAAAGGATCAGAAGAATCAATTGAACAAAGAGTTAATGAATTACAAAAACAAGTAGATAGAGCAGAAACTCCTTATGAAACAGAGCAATTGCAAAATAGATTAGCAAAATTTGTAGGTGGAGTAGCTATTATTCATGTTGGAGGTAATACTGAATTAGAATTAAGAGAAAAGAAAGATAGAGTTGATGATGCATTACATGCAACAAAAGCTGCTATTGAAGAAGGAATACTACCAGGAGGTGGTGTTGCTTTACTTTATGCTAGAGAAAATATTAAAGTAAATAATGAAGGTGCAAAAATTGTATATCAAGCATGTGGTAAACCATTTGAACAAATTTTACTTAATGCTGGTTATAATCAAACTGACGCACAATTACTTGGTAAGTATAAATTAGTAGAATCAGGAAATGATCATTGGGCAGGAATAGATGTTAATAAAGGAGAAATAATTGACTATAAAATAGAAGGAATTATTGATCCTACTAAAGTAACTAGATTAGCACTTGAAAATGCTGCATCAGTTGCTGGAACTGTACTATTAACAGAATGTACTGTAGTAAATGACCCAGAAGATAATGATAATAAACAATCACAAATAGATCCATCAATGATGGGAATGATGTAATTAATAATTAATAAATAGTAAAATGACAAAAAACGATATATTTAAAATAATTGAAGATAATTTTTATATCTTAGCTGAAAATAATAATGGAACAACAAAAGTTTCACAGGCAAGAGCAAGAAAAGCAGCGCAAGCTATCAAGAGAGTAATTACTGATTATAAAAAAGCATCAGTAGCTGAATCTAAATAATTAATGGGGGAGCTTGTCTCCCCTATTTAATTTTCGTATCTTATGAAAGTAAAAACAGAAATAGTAGAAACAGACGTTTTGATTGCTCGTAGAGTACCACCTGGAGACAAGTGGAGATTAGTATCAGAAGAACCGAATGGAACTGTTCATTCAAATTTAACTGATGCTTTAGAAGCATATATGCATAAAACTGATTTTAGAGGTGATTATAAATTAGCTCCTATGAAAAGTGAATTATACGCAATTTCAACAACTGAAGAAGAAATAAAACCAGAACCAATTAAAAGATATTCAATTTATGGTGAATACGGACAATAGTTTATTAGTAGAAAAATATAGACCTATTAAATTAGATAATTATGTAGGTAATGAAAATATAAAATCAGTAATATCAAAATATTTAGAACAAAATGATATTCAAAATTTCATATTTTATGGACCAGCAGGTACAGGTAAAACAACATTAGCAAAATTAATAATTAAAAATTTAGACTGTGATTACATTTATATTAACGCTTCTGACGAACGTGGGATTGAAACTATTAGGGATAAAGTCTCTGGTTTTGCGTCTGTTGCGTCATTTAAATCCCTTAAAGTTATTATCTTGGATGAGGCGGATTTTCTTACGATACAAGCGCAAGCATCACTTAGAAATATAATTGAGACATTTTCTAGGACTACTAGATTTATTTTAACATGCAATTTTATAGAAAGAATAATTGATCCTTTACAATCAAGATGTCAAGTATTAAAAATAGTACCTCCAAGTAAAAAAGAGGTCGCTAAACATCTATCTTGGATTATGGATGAAGAAGGAATTAATCATAGAATGGATGATTTAGGATCTATAGTATTACAATACTACCCAGATTTAAGAAAATGTATTAATACTATCCAAGCAAATACTGTTGAAAATAACCTAAAATTAGATAAATCTATTTTAGTATCTTCAAATTATATGGATAAAGTATTATTTGAATTAAAACAAAATAAACCTTCATTTACTAAAGTACGTCAAATAATAGCGGATGCTAATGTTGATGATTTTGATGAATTGTTTAGGTTTTTATATGAAAATGCTGGTAAATTTCTACCTAATAAAGAAGGTACAGCAACTGCTCTAATTAATGACCACCAATATAAGGCTAATTTTAGAATAGATAAAGAAATTAACATAATGAGTTTAATAAATAATTTAATAATTAATAAGTAAAATGGCAAAAAAACCACAACAACCGCAATTAAATGTTGATTTAAAAGCGACAACAGCAATACTTAACTCAGAAGGAAAAAATGTATTCTTATCTGGAGTTATTTTAAGAAAAATCTCAAAATTTGTAGCAGGTACAGACGATGATGCTATAATGCCTCTTCCAGTATTTTATGATCCATCTACAGGTAAAATTTTAAAAGAAGGATTACCAAAAGAATTAAGAGAGGAATTAAAAGACGAGTGTTTATAGGATGAAGAATATTTGGGATTGGCTTAAACAAATAAATAATATTAAAGCTGATCCTAATTCTTTTTCTGATAAAGATTGGGAATTATGGAACAGTTATATGATTCATAGATTTATGTCTATGGATCGTAACTTTTTACCTATTGTAAACGAAGTACAAACAATTCCACCTCAGAATAAAAAAGAAATATACACTATATATAGAGAATTTATTCCTAAAAATAATAAATGGAATAAATATATTAAATCTAGTGTTAAGCAACCAAATAGTGATTTAATAAATAAATTAAGTGATATTTTGGAGTGTTCAAAATCCGAGGCAAAAACATATTTAAATATTTTGGAAAGTGATGAACTTATTCATATATTAAACCGTGTTGGAATAGATAATAAAGAATTAAAAAAATTACTAAAATGAATATACAAGTATATAAATTTCTAAAATCAGAAGCCGAAGCTGATAAAAATAAGGCATTAGCAAGTATTGAGCTATTAACTAACCACCCAGCAGGAATTGGTGATCATTCAACAAAAGACTATTGGGATAATTGTACTGAAGCTCTTAAATTATTGTCATCGGCAGATGAAAGATTAGAAATCCTAGAAAAATATTTTAATACAAAAGAAGTAGTGTAATGAGTGATTCAGTAAAAACATACTATGAAGAAAAGGAATTTGGGAAAGTAGAAGCAGTTAAAACATCATCTACAGTAGAAGCATTTGAAACCGAATACCCAGAACTATCAGAAGAATTTAAAAGAATAAGTGAAGAAATGTATGAAATGTTTGCTGCTAAACACATGGACTATGGTTTAAATAATATTGCTCTTGGAGGTGATTTAACTAATAAAGAAGATAAAAAGTTTTCACTTACTGGTTTAGCAATTAGATTAACCGATAAAATATCTAGATTAAAAAATCTTTTAATTAACGGAAAAAACTACGTTAAAGGAGAAGGAATGGAAGACACGTTTATTGATATAGCTAATTATGGAATAATTGGTTTATTAGTTGGACGTGATAAATGGAAAAAGTAAATTTTGGCTAAAAAAATACCTAATATAGTTAAGGAGATTAGGAATAATCCTCCTCACGAGATAGATTATTCATATCAAAAAAATATATCATACTCCCAAATATCTATGTTTAAGCAATGTCCTCATAGATGGAAATTGCATTATAAAGATAAAATTAGTCAAAGGGATACCTCTATTTATTTAGTATTTGGAATAGCTATACATGAGGTTATTCAGGAATATTTAACTGTTTACTATGAAAAATCAAAAGTAAAAGCAAATGAAATTAATTTAGAAGAAAAATTCCAAGAAACATTTATTGAAGCCTACCAAAAACAGTATAAACAAAATAATAATTCACATTTTTCAAGTGCTGAAGAAATGAGGGAGTTTTTTGAAGATGGGGTTGAAATATTAAAGTTCTTTAAGAAAAAAGTAAGTGGATATTTTTCAAAACGAGGTACTTACCTAGTAGGTATTGAACTACCAGTTATTAATGTACCAAATAGAATGTATAATAATATTTTATTTAAAGGTATGTTAGATATCGTTTTATATAATGAAACATTAGATGAATTTACTATAATAGATATTAAAACTAGTACTAGAGGATGGCATGATAAAATGAAAAAAAATGAGGATAAACAATTTCAACTTATTCTTTACAAACAATATTTTTCAGAATTATATGATATTCCCCTAGATAAAATAGATATTAAATTTTTTATAGTTAAAAGAAAATTGTATGAAAATTGTGACTGGGTACAAACAAGAATACAAGAATTTAGTCCCCCTAGTGGTAAAATTAAATTAGGTAGAGCTAATAAATATGTGAATGATTTTATGGCACAAGTATTTGATTCTAAAGGTAATATTAAGGAACAAAATTACCCTTGTACCTGTAAATATTGTGAATAAATATCGATTTCAATAAATAAATATATATGTATAATATGAATAACATTAATTAAACAATCAAGATTATGGCAAATAAACCAATGACACTAACAAGTGTAAAAGTAAAAACGGATCTATTTAATGATTTTAAAGTAGAATGCGTTAGACGTAAATTTTCATTCCAAAAACTTGCAGATAGATCTATATTTTTATATCTTACTGATGAAGATTTTAGAAAAAAAATTACGAACCAAACTAATTTAGAAAAATAAAAATAAATTAAATTATGAATAAAAGTTTTAAGCACCTTCCCCAAAATGAGAGGAAGAAAATACTATTAATCTGTGATGATATTAGAGTACATTCTGGAGTAGCAACAGTAGCTAAAGAAGTAGTAGTACATACTGCTCACCATTTTAATTGGGTCCAAATGGCAGGAGCAATAAAACATCCTGAACTTGGAAAACATTTAAATATATCTAATGATACTAATAATCTTGCAGGTATAAATGATAGTTCTGTATTTTTATATCCTGTAAATTCATATGGTGATCCTCGAATATTACGTGAGATACTAAAAAACGAAAAACCAGATGCCGTATTATTAATTACTGACCCTAGATATTTTAGGTATATTTGGGATATGGAAAGTGAAATTAGAAAACATTGTCCTATTGCATACTTAAATATTTGGGATGATTACCCGGCTCCAATGTATAATAAACCATATTATGAAGCATGTGATTTATTAATGGGTATTTCAAAACAAACAGTAAATATTAATAAATTAGTAATGGAAGGGTGTGATAAACCAAGAATATACAAATATGTACCTCATGGTTTAAATCATAAAATTTACTATCCTATGACTAAGAAAGATAGATTAGATAAAGAATTTTTAAATTTTGAAGACGCTATTTTTCAAGGTAAAAAACCTAAATTTACCTTGTTCTTTAATTCAAGAAACATCAGAAGAAAACAAATCCCAGATAGTCTAATGGCTTTTAGATTATTTTTAGATTCACTTCCATATGAAGATGCACTTCAATGTAAGATGATACTACATACAGAGAGATCAACTGAAGCTGGAACCGATTTATATGAAGTAAATGATTTTTTATTTGGAGAAAAGTATGATGAGAATTTAATTTTTTCTCATAATAAATTATCTACAACACATCTAAATTATCTATATAATATAGCTGATGCCCAAATTTTAATTACTTCTAATGAAGGTTGGGGATTAACACTTACAGAGGCAATCTTATCAGGTACTCCTATTATTGCTAATGTAACAGGTGGAATGCAAGATCAAATGAGATTTGTAGATGATGAGGGCAAGTGGTTTGAACCAGATGCTAATGTTCCTTCAAATCACAGAGGTACTTATAAAAAACATGGTGAATGGGCTTTTCCTGTTTATCCTACTTCTAGATCAATCCAAGGTTCACCTCCTACACCTTATATCTATGATGATAGATGTAAATTTGAAGATGTAGTAGAAAAAATTAAAGAATTATATCATTTAAGTCCCAAAGAAAGAGTAAAAAGAGGTTTAAAAGGTAGAGAATGGGCTATAAGTGATGAAGCAGGATTTACTTCTATTCATCAAGCTAATAGAGTAATGGAGGCATTTAATGAATTATTTGATACTTGGAAACCAAGAGAAAAATATGAAATTATTAATGCTACTAAACATAAAAGAAGTTTCATAAATCATAAAATAATATACTAATGAATAAAAAAAATAAACCATTTTTTGTAATAAGCTGCCCTTTTGACACATATAGTGGTTATGGAGCCAGATCAAGAGACGTAGTAAAATCAATAATAGAATCAGACAAATATGAAGTCCAATTATTAGCTCAAAGATGGGGTGATACTCCCTGGAATTTTTGTAAAGACCATTCTGAGTGGGAATTTTTATATGATTATGAGCATAACCCTAGAACATCATCTAGAAGACAACCAGATATTTGGATGCAAATAACTATTCCTAATGAATTTACTCCTATTGGAAAATATAATATTGGATGTACTGCTGGTATTGAAGCTACTTCATGTAGAGGTGAGTGGGTTGAAGGAATAAATAGAATGAATGAGACTTGGGTATCATCTAAATTTGCAAAAAATGTATTTGATAATGTTAAATTTGAAAAAAGAGATCAAAAAACAAATAATGTTATAGGTGAATTAAAAGTCGAAAAACCAGTTCATGTTATATTTGAAGGAATAGATACTAATTTATATAAGAAAATTTCAAAACCAAAAACTAAAAGCATCAATTTATCAAGTATAAAAGAACAATTTTGTTATCTATTTGTAGGTCATTGGATGAATGGAGCACATGGTCATGATAGAAAAAATGTAGGAGTATTAGTAAAAGAATTTATTGAAACTTTTAAAAATAGAAAAGGAATGCCTGCATTAATTTTAAAATGTAGTAAAGGTAGTAACTCCTATACTGGTAAAGATGCTATTTTAAAACAAATAAATAGTTACACTAGAGCATACAAAAATGAAAAGATCCCAAATATATATTTGTTACATGGTGAATTTACTGATGTTGAAATGAATGATTTATATAACCATTCTAAAATAAAAGCTATGGTAAGTTTTACTAAAGGAGAGGGATATGGTAGACCACTATTAGAATTTAGCCTATCAGGTAAACCAGTTATAGCATCTGGATGGTCTGGTCATATGGATTTTTTACACCCAGAATTTAATACCTTTATACAAGGTCAATTAGAAAATGTACATCCTAGTGCAGCTAATGAATGGTTATTAAAAGAAGCTAGATGGTTCCAAGTTAATACTGCTTATGCTAGAGAAGCTTTAAGAAGTGTATATAATAATTTTAAATTAAAATTAAGTAACGCTAAAAGACAAGCATATTTTGCTAAAAATAATTTTAGTAGAGAACAAATGAGTGAGTTAATTGATAATCATTTATCAGAAGTTTTACCTGAGTTTTCAGTTACTCAAGAATTAAAAATACCAGAATTAAAAATTCCAAAACTTAAAAAAGTATAATTATGCAATATGATGAAATAGTAAATTGCCCTAAATCTGGAGGTGATTTATGTTATAAAGTAGAAGTTACCAAAGATATAACTAATTATATGAGTTTATCTTGTGGTTTTTGGACTAATACCTTAATGAAAGCAGGATCTAGTTTTTTTGAAGAACAAATAGAACTTTTACCTGAGTTATATAAAGATTTAGCTTGGACAGATCCAAATACAGAATTAATTTGGTTACCAACTACAATAAATGAAGAACAATTAGGTATGGTTTTTGCTAATGGCCAAAATAGTTCAACTTGGAGTTGGTCAGCAGTAAAAGCAAGACCTTTAACTGAAGATGAATTAAAAGAAGTAGAAGGTAAAATAACACACAAACCAGATATGTCTACTATGAAAACGTTTCATGAACGTGATTTTATGGAAGCACTTTCATATATTGGAATATTACCTGAATAACTATGAATATAAGTTACGCAATTACAGTATGTAATGAATTAGAAGAAATTACCAGATTATTAAATTTTCTTTTAAAATATAGAAGAAAAAATGATGAAATTGTAGTTTTATTTGATAAAGGTAAAGGTACTGCTGAGGTATGGAATAGAATCATTGAATTAAAGGGTGAAAAAAATGTAGTATATAAGGCAGAAACCTTTAAACATCATTTTGCTGATTGGAAAAATAAATTAACTAATATGTGTACAGGTGATTATATATTCCAAATAGACGCAGATGAAATCCCACACGAGTTATTAATAGAAAATTTACCAAGTATAATTAAAGACAACCCAGATAATGAAGTTTATTTAGTCCCTAGAGTTAATACAGTAACTGGCTTAACTAGTGAACATATAAATAAATGGAGATGGAATGTAGATGAAGAAGAAAGAGTAAATTGGCCTGACTATCAATGGCGTGTATGGAAAAATAAACCAGAAATAAAATGGAAAAATAAAGTACATGAGATATTAGAGGGACACAAAACACATGCTTTTATACCAGCAATGAAAGAATTAGCATTATATCATCCTAAAACAATAGCTAAACAAGAGGAACAAAATAATTATTATAATACTTTATGAGAGAAACTCAAAGATATGAATTATTAAACCATTTAATTGACACTTATAGTTTTGTTAATTATTTAGAAATTGGTGTTTTTTCTGGTGAATGTATTAGAGCTGTTAAAGCGGAACATAAAGATGGAGTAGATCCTGGGCACGAAGGTTTTATGGTAGATGAAGTAAATTACCCTATCACTTCAGATAAATTTTTTGAGCTTATAAATGGTCATGATATAAAATATGACCTTATTTTTATAGATGGGTTACACCATTATGAACAAGTAAAAAAAGATATTGAAAATAGTTTAAAACACATCCAACCTAATGGTATTATAATGATGCATGATTGTAATCCCCTAACTTATGAATCACAATTAGTTCCTAGGCAATGCATTACTTGGCATGGTGATGTTTGGAAAGCATATGTTGAATTTAAACAAACACATCCTGCCTTTAATTGTTATGTAGTTGATACTGATTGTGGTTGTGGTGTAATAGTTAATAACGAAGATAAAACTCAAATTCCCATAAATTTGGATTTGAATTATAAAGACTTAGAAAAAAATAGAAAAGAACTATTAAATTTAATAACAGTAAAAGAATTTAAAAATATATTTAAATGAAGATATTATATGTAACTGATTTTCAAGAAACATCTTTAGAATCTGGAGGGTTTATTAGTGATTATTTAAATGATTTAACTTTTCATGGTCTAAAACAATTATATGGAAAAGATGTAACTGCTCTTATCCCACCTATTCATTTATATAAAGAAAGTCAAGGTGGGGCTTATAATCATATGTTCCAAACAAATAATATGGAAAGTCACTTTTGGGGAGGTATGACATCTTTTTATTTATTAGATAGGGATTATGATCCTATAGTATTAGATGGTTCTACTAAGGAAAGAAAAGAATGGTTTGATTCCCTAAGAGATAGAATTGTATCTAAAGAGTTTGATTTAATCATCTGGGGTAATGCCAGACGTTGTTTACATATGTTTAGAGATGCTAAAGAAATATATCCTAAAGAACAATTAATACTTTTAGATGGAAATGATGATACTAAATTATTAGATTTAGCGGATCAAGGATACCCATATTTTAAAAGGGAACTAAATGATTATAGTAATTTACCTTCCAATATTAAACCAATAACTTTTAGCTACCCAGAAGAAAAAATTGGAAGAAGAACTAAAAATAAAACACAAAAAACAGGAACTGTAATACCTGGAGATGAAAGTACTTATATTTTTAGGGGAAATTGTTTTTCATTTGATATGGAAAAAAAATATTATAAAGATTATAATAAATCATATTTTGGACTAACAGAAAAGAAAGCAGGTTGGGATTGTATGAGGCATTATGAAATAATGGGTAATTATTGTTTACCTTACTTTCCCGATTTAATATATTGCCCAAATAATACTTTATATAATTTTCCAAAAAAATTAATTATTGAAGGAAATAGATTAATGGACAATTTTGATGAACAAGAATATTTTCGTATATTAGACGAAATGTTTGAATATTTTAAAAATAATTTAACAACAAAGGCAGTAGCCCAAGATTTAATAAACAGAATAAATGGAGAATAAAACAGTATTAATAACAGGTGTAGCAGGTTTACTAGGTAGTAGATTAGCTGACTGGATAATTGAAAATAAACCAGGAACAGAAGTAATTGGTATAGATGATTTAAGTGGGGGGTATAAAGAAAATATTAATTCAAAAGTTAGATTATATACAAATAATTTATCTACAGATGATATTAGTCACATTTTTGATTTACATAGAATAGATTATGTTTTCCATTTTGCTGCTTATGCTGCTGAAGGATTATCACCTTTTATACGTACTTTTAACTATGATAATAATTTAAAATCAACAGCCCGCCTAGTTAATGAATGTATAAAGCATGACGTTGAAAGACTAGTATTTACATCTTCATTAGCTGTATATGGTCATGGTTATGGTGGTATATTTGATGAAGAACAACAACAAGCACCAATTGATCCTTATGGGATAGCAAAATATGCTTGCGAAATGGATATTCAAATTGCCGGTGAACAACATGATTTAGACTGGTGTATTATTAGGCCTCATAATGTTTATGGTATTAAACAAAATATTTGGGACAAGTATAGAAACGTATTAGGTATTTGGATGTATCAATACTTAACAGAACAACCACTAACAATATTTGGTGATGGTAAACAAACAAGAGCATTTAGTTATATAGATGATTCATTAGAACCATTATGGAATGCAGCTATTAGACCTGAAGCAAGTAAAGAAATTATTAATTTAGGTGGCATTAAAAGTTACTCTATAACTGAAGCAGCTGAAACATTAGTTGATGTATTACAGGAGGAAGAAGGAATAGATGATTTTGAAATCCCAATTCAGTACTTAGAAGCAAGACATGAAGTTAAACATTCAATACCAACATTCCAAAAATCAATTGATATATTAGGATTTGAACATAAAACTAATTTAAAAGAAGGATTAAGACAAATGTGGGATTGGGCTAAAAAACAGCCAATGAAAGAAAGATTTGTGTGGGATAATTATGAATTAGATAAAGGTATTTATAGTTTTTGGAAAACAAAATAATGGAAAATATAGTATTATATTGTAAAAGTTATGATAGAGATTTAGATAGAGTTATAGAACTATCTAATAGTATTAAAAAGTATAATAAAGATAATATACCTTTTTATATTTCGGTACCATCTAAAGACGTATCCTTATTCAAAAGCAAATTACCTCATTATACCCAAATAATAGAAGATGAAAGTGTATTTGAACATAAAATACCTAGCGGGTGGCATTATCAACAATATATAAAAGCATTCTTTTATAAGTTAAAAATTAGTAAATATTATGTAAGTTTAGATAGTGATTGTTATTTCTTTAAAGACTTTTATATTAGTGACTTTTTATATAAAGAAGATATACCTTATATGGTAATGACACAACATGGAGATATGTTAGAATGGACTGATAGATATCATAAAGAATGTTTTCCATTCAACCCAAGAGAATCTCATGAAAGTGACTATAACTTTATTAAATCCATATTTGGGAGAGAAGGAAAAATATATCATTATGGTCCTAATCCTTTTATTTGGAATACAGAAGTTTGGGAGTGGTTAGATAAAGAAATAGGCATTATAAAAGCATTCGCAGATAGACCTAATGAATTAAACTGGTATGGTGAAGCTACTTTAGCTAAAGGAGATAAATTTATGCCTTGTGATCCTTTATTTAAATGTTTTCACTATGAGGCACAATATAGTTTTTATAAACAATTAGGATGGACAGAAGAACATCTAAAACCTCAATATATGGGAGTAGTTATGCAGTCTAATTGTAATTTACCTATTAAATATTAAATATGATAACATTTTGTATAAGCACTTATAATAATTTACCTTACTTAAAAATAGCTATAGATTCAGTTAGAAAAAATAGTTATTTTAAAGATGCTCCTTTCGTTATTCATGCTGAAAATTGCAATGACGGAACTGATATATGGTTAAAAGAAAATATGCATAAATATGATTTAGATGTTTATATAGATCATAATGATAATCCTAAAGGAATAGGTGGAGGAATGAATTTTTGTGCTGATAAAGTAAAAACAGAGTATATAATGTTTTTACATTCTGATTTTTATGTAACTACTAATTGGGATAAAACATTATTAGAGGTATTTGATAAATATCCTGATGACAAAATGTGGGTTTGTTCTCATAGAATAGAACCTCAAATGTTCCCTAATAGTCAAAATAGACCAGGCACAGTTATACTTCCAAAAGAAGCATTTGGTGCCTATCATAATGATTTTAAAGGAGAAATATTTAATGAATGGGCTAAAGAATTTACTAGTGCAAATGATTTTGAAGTTCCTAAAGGTGAAGGGGTAAGTGGTTTAATAAGAAAAAAAGATTGGGATCAAATTGGGGGTAATGATCCTTTATTTGCACCCGCTAGTTGGGAAGATATGGATTTATTTTTAAGAATGTTGAAAGAAGATTATAAATTTATTTTAACTTCTAAATCATTAGTATGGCATTTTGGGGCTAGAGGTAGTCATAGATTAGAAGAGAATAACAATCAATCATCAGAAAGACAAATAAAAGCAGAAAGAGAAAATGCCCAAAAATGGGTTAAAAAATGGGGTTCAATGCCTAAATTTGATAAATATGGAATGATATGCGGTTTGAAGAAATAATACAAAAATGTGACGCTATAGTTTTACCAGCTTTTATTGCTGGAGAGGAAGATATTGATAGAATAGATAAATTACAGTCAATAAATAAAAAATTTAATAATTTATTTTCAAAAACTATTATTTGTGTTAATTATCTATCTTTAGATATAAGAGATAAATATATGAGTAAAGCTGAAGAATTATTTAATAAACATTTTAATGATGTAGATTATATTCATAATAAAACTAACTTTACTAATGTTAGATCATTATGTGAACAGGAAGAACAATTAATACAATTATGTAAATCTCGTGATTATAAATTTATATGTAAAACAATGGATCATGTAGTTATTCTTGAAGAAGCTTATAATTTATTATTAGATGATACATCTGATTTTTATTATACTAATGGCATTGGGGCTCAAAGATGTTTAGATTGGGATAATGATATAGAACGTATAATGAAAGATACATTTTTCCCACAAACTAATTTTTATTTTTTAGATGTAAGCAAAATAGATTATATATATGATCTTAAAGATGTTGAGAAAAAGCATTTAGAGTATGAAGCAGAAGAACAAAGAATACAAGCAATAGATCCTGAATATAGATTCCATCCTCAATTAAACGGATATTTTGTATGTTGTGAAGATGAAACTGGTAAAATGGCAGTTAGAAACAATTTAAATAAGTTTGATATGATACCTAAAGATAAGTTTGAATTATTAATTAGAAAGGTTATAGCTAATTTAATAGCGGATCCATCTTTTAAAAATTTATCAACTTGTGGAATATTGCATTACCAATATTTAGATGAACCTGTAGGAAAATTAATATAATGATAAGCATAGTAATACCTAGTTATAATAACTTAAGGCATTTAAAAAATGCCTATGAAAGTGTAAGAAAACACTATCAAGATAAAGTTGAGTTAATTTTAATTGATGATGGAAGTGATGATGGTACTTTTGAATGGTTAAAAACACTTAATGATAAGAATTTAGTTTATTGGAGAGAGAAAAAAAGAGTAGGTCATACTATATTATATGATAGAGGTATAGGTGTGGCTAAAAATGAAATTGTAGGTATATTACATGCTGACATGTATATTGCCCCTAATTATGTTGAAAATCTAATCAAACATTTAAAACCAGGAATGGTTGTTTGTGCTACTAGAGTAGAACCACCTTTACATCCAGAAGGTAATGAAAAAATAATTAGGGATTTTGGTATGGACTTTGATTCATTAGATATAGAAGGTTTTTATAATTTTGCAATTCAAGAATCGGATGATGTTAAAGGATTAACTAGTAGAGGTATGTTTGCCCCTTGGATTTTATATAAAAAAGATTTTCAAGCAATGGGTGGACACGATCCTAAATTTGCACCTTTTCCATATGAGGACTCAGACATATTTCAAAGATGGTTAATAGCTGGTTATGAATTAATTCAAAGTAGAGATGCCTTAGTTTATCATTTAACTTGTAGGGGCCACAGGTGGAATAAAGAAATAGGTAAAAACGATGATGAATTTAAACAATTTGAAGAAAATGCTAGAAAACATTATCTTCAAAAGTGGGGTAGTTGGATCCAAAACGATAATTTTGGTCACCCTATATTAATACCAGTATATAATAAGAAATTAATTATGAATAATCCAAACCCCCAATTAGAATCTATTAAAGATTGGTTTAATGGTGGTGATGATGTAATTGTTACTATGGATGGTAATAAATTTACAGCTATTGACTTTGATTATATAACAAAACTTAATCAAATAATTGAAGATAATGGGTCTGTAGGTGAATTTGAATTAGGTAACTTACACATTAAAATTAATAAAGTAGAAGATATCTCAAAGTCTTTTAACATTCCCGCGTAAAAATTTGGTTACCATAGAGAGAGTTCGTATATTTACCAACAAATTAAAAAAACAATATATGACTAAAATTATAGATGGAATGGTTTATGATAGCGAAACTGATAAGTGGGTAACTATCGAAGAATATAATAAAGAATACGATAAAATTGAATGCTCAGCCGACCAAGATTGGGAATGGCACTATGCAAGTGAATAAAGATTCCTACGGGAAAATTTGGATACTCGGGAGAGAGTTCGTATATTTACAAAGTATTAATAATTAAAACAATAAAGGTTATGTCAAACGTAGAATTACAATTAGATTTATTTGAAGGTCAAATTTTAACAACTGAACAAGAAAACACAGTTCGTGAATTTATTGATTCAAAAGAAAAAGCTGCTACTAGTAGAGCAGATTACAACAAAAGATTAGAAGAAACATTAAAAGAAGCTGGATTTAAAAGAAACCAGTATGTGAATGATTTTAAAATAGTAACTAAACAAAATGAGAAAAAGTCATTTGGTTATGGTGATAATAGATTTACTACTGAAGTTTCTTATAAAGATTATACAGGTGGAATTGCATTAAAATATAACTATTTTTGTACTTCATCAAGAACATTAAAAACAAGTACAGCATGGGTTACTTTAGAAAAAGAATGGTCACGTGGTGCTTATAGAACAAAGTTATCATGTAGTTCAGTTACTCCACAGTATAGAGCATATTTACCAACTAGTTTATTAGAAAAATTGAATGA